CGACGATAAAAGTCTTCAGTTGCACGGTAGAAACGAGCAAAGTTACGGCTTGCCATAGCAAGTTGGCTACGTACTGCTGGGTTATCTACGAATGCAAGAACTCTAGCAGTAGCCATTTCTTCAGCCATCTGCGAAATGTATTGCTTGGCTTTTACCGTAGCCTTTACTAAATCATCACCTTCAAGTCCCTTAGTAAAGGAGTTCATAAGGTGCTTCTCAAGACCAGATGCTCGCATATCCTTACGGACTTTTGCAAAAGCATCAAAACCTAAATCGTAGCGAGTTAAGCGAGCGTTAGCCTCGCCCATTATATCCCAAATTTTGTCTATCTTTGATGGCAAGAATTGACCTGTATCAGAAATAGGTATCATCTCTGGGCCATATACCGACTCAGGAAGGTTGCCTTCATCGGCAAGCTTTTGCATATCTTCCCAAGTAAGTTTCTTGGCAGATACAACAGAGTTACCAGCCTCGTCAGTGAAGCGAATCTTGTTTAGAAGCGCAGCGTTAAAGCCACCTTCACGTGTGGTTAGTAGGTTTAGAATGTCTTGTACATTCTTCTCAGCTATAACCTGAGTTGAGTAACCTTTTTGAATAGCCTCGAATCTGTTACGTTCCGCCGCAGGTAGGTCATCTAAATACTTACGCAAAGCATCAATAGCGCCTTTATTGTCTTCTAATTTGCCAGGAACTATGTTTTTTAGAACTAAAGATGACATAGGACTTTTGGCCTCAATGCCAATTAAAGCATACATACCCATCAAGCCTTTGTCGCTCATCATAGGATTGATTGAGGTAAATGGTTTCCCATAAGCTCTGATGTATTTTATGTTGTCAATCTCAAGGGCGCCGACAGTACCAAAATCTTCAATGTCTTTAGCTACTTGAACATAACGGTCTGCGCCGCGAAATGCGTTCTTGCCGCCTTCGCCAAGGTTTCCTAACATTCTGTCAGGGTTACCATAGGACACTAGGTCATCAAGAAACTCGCCTATTTCATCATCAAAGTAATTAACGAACTTTGATTCTGTAAATGCTCGGGCAGTTATCCTACGAGCTGCATCTACATCGCCAGCCTTAATAGCGGTTTCAATTTCTCTGGTGGCTTTGTCTGCAATACGGCGGGCAAATAAACGGTTAATAAAACCCATATCGCCTTTTGCTGCAAAATAACGACGCGATAAAGTTTTAGCCTTAGCAATTCCCCACATTGAATCACCTACAAGTAAGTGCAAACCGAGGTCTTCTGCGGCGTTACGGACAGGGAATCTTGGACCCGCGAGTGTTGATAGAGTCCAGGCTGATGTAGTTTTATTTGCCCAATCCTGGTGCGATACACCCATTATTCTGTCAATAAGACCAGAACGGGTAGCAAATCTATCTATATCCTGTACAGATGGCGCAGCAATACCTTCAGCCAACTGCCAATCTTTGATGGCAAGTTCTTCACCGTCAAAGTTTGATGGGCTATAGCGGGTATAAGTTACCTTACCTGTAGCTTCATCTACGCTACGTATAGTAATTCCTGTAGAATACTGTTGTTTGCGGGCAACTTTATCAAAGTCAGTAATAAACCTTTGAGTTCCAGTTGACTTATTGACACCGCGAATATCAAAGATAGTGTTATATAGACCTTTGAATATCTGACGACGCTGACCTTCGTTACCTGCTGCAAAAGCCTCAGAGATAATTCTAGAATGGTAACGAGTATTAGCCAAACGAGCTAGGCGATATATCTGGTCTGGTGCGTTTGCAGCCATCGGGTCAAAGAATCCATTAGGAAAGTACGGAATCGTTGTGAACTTGCGAGCAAATCTATCAAGACGTCCTTGAATCTGAGCCAAAGGCATACGGAATGCACCGTCTTTACCCTTTGTCCAGGTGGCTTTCTCTGCACCTTCTTCTAATCTTCTAACTCCAAAGCGCCCAACGAATGCTTCTACGTCAGCAATCTCACCAGAACGTTGAGTTAGGCCTGTTGCTATGTCATCAAGCTGCGGAGATGCGCCATACAAAGCCTGAACTACTCGCTGGCCTACCTTGTCTATATTAAAAACTCTATCTGTTGCTGTAAAGAAACCAACGCGAGCCTTGCGAGCAGCGTTTAATACAGGAACAAGCGGTGTTCTACGGGCTGCTTGACCAGAAAGAATGCTTTTTACATCAGTTATATTCTGTAGATAGTTCTTAGCAGTAGTGGAATTAGTTACTCCAGCCTTAATAAACTCATCTACGGCTGCAGAACCAAACTCTGGAGCTAATCTACGTAGACGCTGTGAGGCTTCTGCACCTGCTGCAGTATCTTTAGCTGCACGTGCTTTACTTAAGTCCTCTAAACCTTTACCGTAATCGTCAAAAAATTTAACTACGCCTGGGTTTTGAAATACTCTATCTAGGTTTTGTACGTTCTCAGGTCCCATAACGGACATAAGATTGCGACCGTAGGTAAACTTCTCTTTGCCTAAGACGTTAAATAGTAGATAGTCACCAGCATCGTAGGCTTTCTTAGCTTTACCAAGAATAAGCGTAGGGTCTGCAAAAAATCTATAGGCTGCATCGGCAAAGCCAGAGATACCTTTGTATAAAGCACCAGAACCTTCTAGTTGCTCTGGTAAAAGTAGGTTTGCTAATTGGCGACCTGGTGAGTACTTAGATGCTTGAACTGCATCTAGCGCATCTTGGAAAAGGTCATCTCTTTTCTGTGCAGCATTAGCTGCAATAACTTTTTCAGTTTCAGTTCCATTAGCAATAATGGAGTCAAGGGTTTCGCCTTGAGCTACACGCATAGCAATACCTACGCGCTCTGCACCAAACTTTGCTTTTGCTTTAGCAATACGAGTTGGGCTAAATACTGTATCGCCTTTATCATTGGCAATATTAAAAGCTCTGCCTATATCTACACCTTGGTCTAGCGCAATAGCACCAGTTCTATAAAGGCGAGTCATAAAGTCAGAGACTTCACCGAGTGCTGCGATGCCGCGACCTAGAGTTTCTTTTACGGCAATACCAGCATAATGCTTTACATTACCAAGCCAACCACGCTGCGGGTTTACTGGGTCATCATCTCCGCCGAGTAAACCAACCATTGCATTCTGTTGGTCTTGTGTTAGTTGATTAAATTGAGCCTGTGCAACAGGAGCTGGCATAGCAAGCAAGTTCTTATGTGTATCAAGAAGTTTGCCTAAGCCGTCAACTTGCTTACGCTGTGCAGGTGTAAGGTTAGCGCGAAGCGCTGCTGCTTGTAAATTCTCCTGTGGCACTTACATACCTCGCGCAAGCGCACGCTGATAGAGAATCTCTACCTCTCCACTCTGGTCGTATGGAAGCATACGTGCTAGTACGTCTGAAAGTTTTTCTTGTACTGGTTGCATACCAAGGACCTCTGGTCCGGGTCCTGCACCCATAGCAATACCTGATGTAATTGGTTCATCAGGACGAGTTGATGGTGCAAATAATGGAGTTACTGGTGCTTGTGCTGCGGCCTCACGTACTTGGCCTGCTGGCATACCGCGAACATCTGGGGTTCTAGCCATAGGTGCGCCTGCTTGAATAGCGGCAGTTTCTTTTCCTTCGCCGTATGCGATTGAACCCATATTCATATCTGTTCTCTTGGAGAACTTACCAGGGCCTGATGCTCCTGCTAATGGACCTCTAGCCATTGTTGTCCTCCATCGTTTCTAAATCTACTGTGAATTGTTCCCAAGCCTGATTCACTTGGTTCTTTCTAATTGCATTGTATGTAGCTAAATCTAAAACTTCTTCTGCAAACATATGTATCGCACTTACTAAATTATGAAATAGACCTGCGAGTAAAACAGCAAGGTCAGCGAGACGGACAGAGCGAGGAATGTAATCTGGTTCTTTCTTCAACGCTCTGTCCTCTCGTTAAGTTTTACTTAAGCCTTCTTGCCCTTACGACCGGCAGGGGCATATCCGAACTTCACATCTCCACCTTTTGGCTTTGATGTGTCCTTCTTGCCTTCTGTTGGCTTCTGCACGGGTGCAGCAGCGCGACCACCTTTTTTCATTTGTACACCTCCTTCGGCTATGCTCAACCTGCGATTTGCGCGAGCAAACTTGCTATATCGGGACGAGCGCCAGCAGCAGGGGCCGCACCAGTCATCATTTCTGGAGTTGGCTGCGAGGCAGGGGCTGGGGCCATACCTGCTGCTGGAACTTGACCACCCATCATTTCTGTTGGGACTTCTGGCATCTCTGGCTCTTCTGGCATAAAGACTTCTTCTACAATAGTCTCTATCGCCTTGCCTTTTTGTCTGCCTTTAATAACTTCAGCAATCCTTGAAACAATTTGCGAAGGGTCTTGGCCTTGCGCTGCAAGTGCGGGAATAGCTTGTGCATACTGAGCCACAGCAACACGAAGAGAATCACGCATCTCTTCAATGTCCACACGTTGTTCTTCTTGTGTAACATTTAGCTCCATCGGAATTTCACGACGTACATAGTCGCGGGAAACTAACTTATCGCTACGCATCTGAAGTAGTGCAATGATTGCACGGTTGGGGTCCATACCGGACATAATTCCGTAACGAACATCTACGCCATACTCGCCGCCAATAGCGCGAGATGGTACGTACTTCATTGAGAATGGTGTTCCATCTTCGGAGCCACGAATCTCTTTGGTCATATTGCCAAATATCTTCTCGTCTACCTCGAAGCAAAGCGCAACCATATCTGTAAATAGTCGAGCAAACTGTGCTTGAGCAGAGCGAATCTGTGTATCAAACCCAGCTTGTAGCGCTTGTACGCCACGACCAGTAACAACAGAAGCATCAAGATTACCGCTTCTAACTTCTGGATAACGCGAACCGAGACGAAGTTCTCGTTCTAGAACACCGGATTCAGTAAATACTCCAGGAGGTAGTTCTAGCGGTACACGACGAATTGCCTGTGGATTAGCGCTTCGCATAATCGAATCAGGGCCAAGTGCAAGTTCTTGGACATCCTGCGGAATGGCAATCGGTGCTTGGATAGATTTTTCTGCTGCTTGAATCTGCAGTACAGCAAACCGCGCTCTAGCAAGTTGAACTGCTAGGACGTCATCAAACTGACCGCGAGCTTCGCCATCAAGAGAGGCCCGAACCGCAACAGAGGCGAGGCATTTGCCGATTGGATTCGGGATATTAGCAAGGACAAGGTTCTGTCGCTCAGGTAGGAAGATTAAATCCTGGTCTTTGTCGTGGTAACGAACTAGAGAAACATAAGGAGAGTTTTGAATGTAAGCATTGCCACCTAGGATTTGCTTTGCGAACTCTGGGTATTGTGATGCGATAGTTTCCGCATCAGACTGAACAACCTGAGTGATTGAGATACAGCGACCGAATCTGTCGATTTCCGGGTAAACACCGAACGGATTAAGTAGACGAATACGCGGGTTATTAGTTTCATAATCCATCTCCACTACTGCTGGTAGCATTCCATAAGTGTTGAACCAGTCAGCACCGGAGTACATCTGAATCTGTAGTTCGCTAGATGATACGTAATAGTTAGCGATGCGGGTTCTGGTATCTGCAGCTTTACGAGCAGAGTCAGAAACCATATTTGTAGCAGAGCATTCAAAGGCTGGAAGTGGTGCCATAGCCTCTGCTAAGTCACGTGCTGCTACATCAATAAAGTTAGCAACGAGTGGCTTTGGGTAATCCTCAGAGAACATAGCAGGATAAACCTTGGAGATGTCTCCTTGGCGCACTGATAGAACGTCACGCATACGCTGGTCGCGTTTAGCGTAACGAGTCTGAAGGCGTGTTACCTTCGCAATGACCTCTTTGGATGTTAACATTTAATTACCTAGTGCCTTCTTTGCTCTACGAGCCTGGGCTGCTTTTGTTTGGCGACTTGCTATACCTTTAGCGCGAGATGCTGCACGAGTTCTATCTGACTTCATACGGGTTCCGATAATTTTACCAGCAGCCTTGTCAGCTTTAGTAGCTCCTGCTACATTACCCTTAAAATCTACATCAAAAAATCCAAGTTTCCCAGTTCGATTCTTTTTAGCAAGCGCTGTTCCTGCGTTATTAAATGCCGCCTTGCTTGGTGATGCTTTTTCTTTAGCTTTCTTAGCGGCTTCTTTTACGCCCATTGGCTTTTTGCCGCTATACTTTTTCTTTGCCATTAGATGAACTGCCTCTCTTGTTCTGCCAATAAGTTATCTATATTTACTACGATTCGTTTATTCTTTTCTGCTCTTGATAGAAACGGGTTCTTTAGATGGTGCTGTTGATAGATACCGGTGTTTAGCCATTCTCTTGCTCTGATTTCACAGAACCAAAGAGCCATCACCATATCTGTCTTACCCTTAGTCGTTGGTGACCAAGTGATAAGTTGTTCCATCAAAGCTTTGATGTTCTCCGTCTGGTCCGACGGGAGATGGATGAGATTATCTCTATGATGCTTGCCGTCCTGCTGTTTAGTACCAAATAGAGTCGACATCGAAGCAACGCCGAATCCTGAATCCCATTTGTTCGAGCCAGTGTGATGCTCCCTTAATATAACGCCCTTAGTAGCCAGGAACTGTCTAATTCCTTCATCTTGGGTAAGGAAGGACTGAAAAGCATTACGTTCAACAATCCACTCCCCTGGAGTGTAAAGATTAGTCCAATCGATGATGAGCTGGCGGATTTGTGCAGGAGTGGGACGCGTGATTTTCGTAGCATCAACAATGTACCTTTTATGAGAGATACGGTCAACTGCGTAACATACTGCTGCTGTATCTCCGACCATTGCTGGGTCGAGGCCACAGACGATACTGAAACCGTTGAGGTCTCTTGGGTGACCAGGATTGCCAGGTACCAGACGTCCTGCTTTTCGCATTCCATCAATGGAGCCTTTCACGCATACCGGGTCAAATATTGCATCGTCGGAAACATCTTGTTGTTGATAAACCAAAGCCCAGGTCTGGGCATCCATCGCTTGGCGCTCATTAAATAAATGTTTGCCATTCCAGCGGGGGTACAAACCTTCTTCGGTTTTATCAGCATCTGACTGTCCATCAAAGGGTTGGTCAGAGTAAGGCCAGAGCGTAACCCATTTCTCAGGTTCCTCATCTGTTTCTAGTAAGGCTGGCATTGCCAAATAGGTCCAAGGAACCTGGCCTCCAGGATACCTGTCGGGGTTACGCAATTCTTTGTATAAATCTACAGCGGCAACTCGGGTGCCGATTACTACCAACTTACCAGTTGGGTTAAGACGGCTTCTTACGTCCTGGGTTAGCCAGCGGATTTGCTTTTCAAACTCGTTAGCGTTCTTTAACGTAACAGCGTCATCTACGATAATCATATCTGCACGCTTACCGTAAATCTGACCGCCGATACCTACGGCTTCAATGTTTGGGTCTTTTTCGGATGACTCTCTAAGTTCATCTCCAAAGACTACGCGGGTGGCTT